ATGGACATTTATAAATGTCCAAAAATGAAAACTCAAAAAAACTTTCCCCAAAAAATTTCAATGAAAAATAGAATAAATTGGAAAAGTAACTTAAAGAAACTCTGAATCTTCGGCTTACATCAGTCGCCTCCCGTTTTACTTTGCGGCTTTAAGTTGTTTTTTTTAAATATATATTAGCGACCCGTCCAAACTTTTATAACCGGTTTTAGAATAGTGCCTTTTTTTAAGCTGTCTTGATATTCATTAAAAGTGTAACCCCATTTTAAATAACTTTGTATCTTACCAAAAAGTGATTTTTGATATGCTATTTTTGGATTATCTGTAAAAAATAAACATCCCATTATTCTCTCTAAACAACATCTATCTTTTCTACATAAAACTGCTGAAATTAAATTAGTTAATCCATATTTATTTTCAAGACTTAATAAATAATTGTGATTTATAAATGTTTGACAACCAAAACAACCGTACCATTTATCATCTGTCATACCTAATAATCGAATATCATTAAAATTAATTTTATCACAAATATTGTAAGAATTTCTTAAATTTCTTGCAATTCTTACTGTATTATCACTATTTTCTTTATCTTTGTCAAAATGCCATAATGGCATTACATTAAAATGCTCTAGTTTTTCAAAATTTATTTTTTTATGAAAAAATACGCTATCATGTATGATAATAGCATTGTCGAAAAATTTATTTTTAATATAATAATAATATGGCAGCAATTCTCCTCGACCATGAAATTCTGATTGTATTATTTGAACGTTTGGATAATTAAACTCAGCTTTTACTAAATCTTGATTACTATTATCATCTATTATTACTATTTTTTTTGTCGGATAAAATGTATTTATTAGCTTAACTGAATGATTCCAATACATATTAGTTTGCTCTGAATTAACGTGCCGAGTTATTATAAAACCAAATGAACTCATAATATAAATATAGTTATATATTTCTATTATAATTTTAACTTTATCTAAATATAAGCAGGAATTTTATCAATATCAATTATATTTACAGGAACTTCACCTTTATACTCATAAGCATCAAATTCAGGTCTTTCTAATTGAGCTTGAGGTGTATGATTATGTACACATCTTGCTATCATTTTATACAACTTAAATTCAGGATATCTGTCTACACCATTACCTTTATATAACATATTTAAACCTTTGTCATCTAAACACCATTCTGTAATTATTTTTTTAACAGGATCTTTACATTTACTTAAATCTTTAATTTCATCATAATCATCAATAATAAAATCAAAAATAGAACATGCTAATCTACATAAATCAAAACTATAATTTGGTTCTAAACGTGGCTTCTTTTCATCTAAGTTTGGTTCAGTATTATATTGCGTTGCCGCATCACCGCCGGATTGAAAACTATCGCTACAAAATAGATTTCCATTAAACTTGTAAATGCTGCGACCAAAATCTATAATTTTAAATATACGACCAAAAGTTGGCACTTTATAATACTTTTTCTTATAACAATAATAAATGTATTTATCAGTTGTTTCATTAAACATAACGTTATTAGTATGCAAATCATTATGTGTAAAATGAAATGCCTTTTGGTATGTTATTAATATCATAATAATTTGCATAAATGCTGATAACCATTCTTCTGTTTTTAAATCATGACACAATATTAAATCGTCAAATGTAGCTTCGCAATTTTCCATTGCTATTAGTTGAATTGGAAATTGTGGAATAATTGCGTTTATTCTCTCTTCTTCAAATTCTGATAAATCTTCACCATCTACATTTTCAACGTCTACTTCTTTTAATGATTTTTCATCATTTTCAATAAGTTCATCAATATTTTCATCTTCTTCTTCATTTGTATGTGATGTTCTTGAAGAACATGTTGATTTTGATTTAAGAGATACATTATCTGTATTTGGTATTGTTTCAAGCAAATTTGAATTAGTTATATCAACTAAATCAACTGACATCTCTTTAAGGTCGTTTAAATCAAATGTATTTTCATCAAAAATATCCTCAAATTGTTCGTCATCAATTGATTTAATTGAATAATTTGACTTTACACTTATATTATTACCAATTGTAATTGGTTTTAACTTTGTATTTTCTTGTTGGAATAAATATTCATAATCATCTATTTTAAATAAGGTTCCTTTGTTTTTATTGAAAAACTCTGAATTACTTAAATAGTCTATATCATCAAATACATTAATTGTAAAATTATTTTTAATACCTAAAAAAGAACCATAATAATCAACACCATTTGTAAAGTTATGTTCATAAATTAAATTACTTGAGAGAAATAAAAATAAACTATCTACATATGCAGCATTATTTGGGTCGATAATTTTTGAATTACATTCTTTTTCTGTTGAATTAAGTTCTGGAAGCGTAAAATTACGCTTATCATTAATGTCATACTTTCCAGTCATATACTTAAATGGGTCTATTAATGGAGCCAATTTAAAAAATACTAACTTCTCTTTCGTCTTGTTTGTTGCATTTTTAACATTACAATAAAAAATATTTTGATTACTTTCATCAGTATCATTATCTTCTTTAACATTTGTTAAAGACCATTTATGATTAAAATTAATATTATTATAATTTGTGTCATTTAAGGAGAAGAACTTTTTATAAATAGGAATATAATTCTGCACTTTTGAGAGAAATAGTGTTTTTGGGTTCTCTAAACTTTTAAAAAGTTCTTGGTTCTTTCTTTTTTGATAATTGACGTTTATCATTCTTTAGCTTTTTATTATATAAATTAAAATCATTTTTAACTTATTATTATCGTTTATAATATATTTAATTGCGTTAAAAGAATTAAATAATTATTTAATTAATAACTAAATATGACATCTCTTGAGTTAAAAAAATTTGATATGAAAAGCATTCAGTTTAAACCTAATGAAAACAAGGGTCCTGTTGTCGTGTTAATTGGTAAGCGTGATACAGGTAAGAGTTTCTTGGTTCGAGACCTGCTTTTTTATCAGCAAGCAATTCCAATTGGAACAGTTATATCCGGTACTGAAGAAGGCAACGGGTTTTATAGTTCAATGGTGCCAAAATTATTCGTTCACAATGAATATAACACTGCTATTATCGAGAACGTTTTAAAAAGACAAAGAACAGTTTTAAAACAAGTTAAAAAAGAAATGGAGACTTACAAACGCACAACTATCGATCCTCGCGCATTTGTTATACTTGATGACTGCTTATATGATGCGACTTGGACACGCGATAAAATGATGAGGCTTTTGTTCATGAACGGCAGACACTGGAAGGTAATGCTAGTCATAACAATGCAATATCCTCTTGGTATTCCGCCAACACTAAGAACAAATATTGATTATGTATTCATTTTAAGAGAAAATTATATAGCAAATCGTAAGCGCATATACGAGAATTATGCTGGTATGTTTCCAACATTTGAGAGTTTTTGTCAGGTCATGGATCAATGCACAGAGAATTATGAATGTTTAGTTATAAATAATAATTCAAAATCTAACCAATTGAGGGACCAGGTCTTCTGGTATAAAGCCGATTCACATGGTGATTTTAGATTAGGTTCAAAAGAATTCTGGGAATTATCTAAAAATATTGGTTCTGACGATGAAGAAGAAAAATATGACCCGAATTCGACAAAGAAAAAGGGCGGTGGACCTAAAATTAGTGTTAAAAAGACAACTAAATGGTAAAAACCGCTTTTATAAAATCCGCTTTGGTTTTGCCCAAAGCGCTTTTTGAACAAGAAACAAATATAAAACAAAATGGGGGGCAAAATAAACAAACTATATTGTTAACTATTAAATGCTTTAAATCCTTATGTTTAAAAGCGCAAACAAGCAAAGCATCAGAAATTCACGAATATTATATGAAAATGGAAGAAGTTTTACATCAAATTGTAGAAGAAGAAACAGACGAACTACGTCTTCAATTACAACAAAAAGAAAGTGTTATTTTGGAAAAGGAAAAAGAAAAAGATCAATTATTAAAAACCTCTAAAAAAAGAAAAACAAAAAGCAGTTGAACCGCTAAAATGAGTCGATGTGTTAAAAGTAAAACTATTGTTAATGACTATTATTACACAACTATTTAATTTAACAATCTTCCATAGATATTGATACAGGATATTTAATTAAACAATATTCTCTCCAATCAGTTCCTTTTCTATTTAATTCAGACCATTCAAATAAAAATTTGCCATTACGCGCTTTTTCAGGAAAAGGTTGCCATAAATTATGCTTAAAATGAAAAAGCAAATTCATTGTCGTCATTTCATTCGATTTACATAATGGATATTTATCCATTATTTCAATTAAATGCGATTTATTACATACATCTAATATATTTGTATCATAAATCCAAAGACAATTTAACATATGATGTTTTTCAAGTATTTCATCTCCATATTCGCTAATTAAATTAGCAACTCTCTCTCCATTATCATAACTGATTTGTGCCTTAAATAATGTTCCGTCAATTGGTGCTAACAATTTGCCCTTATAATCTAATTCAAGCAGATATTTAACATCGTCAAAAATGCGTAATCCTGCATCTAAATATACAACTCTTTCCCATCTCTTAAAATATTCGTCAAATATATGTAATTTCTCCCATTGATTTATTTTATTTATTTCTCTCTTATCTCCATCTGTAAAACCGTTTAAACCAATTTTTATTAATATTTCACTTTTATCTATTATATCAAATTTAACTTCTGTTATGCCATAATAATCAATAAAATTTTTATTTAAATCAAAATCAATTGTAGCTAATACAATTGGACCTTGCCAATTTCCCTTTAAACGCAAATCTCGTATAGTTATTTTTGCTTTATCAAAATATTTTTTATCTGTTATTAAAGCAAATGTTGTACTATTATCTTCCTTTTTTAAACTTTCAATTAATTTTAATTCCATATAATATTCAAAATCTGACAATTCTCTTAATTCGTGAAATGTAAATGCATGATCAGTATTTTTAAGCATTTTTATATGAAAATTTTCATTATGAATTTGTTTAACTTCATTTGTTTTTGCTATTTCTTGAATCCATAATCCAATACATAAATCATCACAACAATGTTTAAAAGAACCGTTAATTCCAGTTGTTTGGACGTAGTTATAAATATTTTTATATAATGCGTTAGAAATAGCGTATCCAGCTCCGCCAGACATATATAAACAAAATTCTTTTTTAATATGATCAAGTTCATGTCCAATATAATAACATTCGTTAGAATTAAATGTAGACAAATAATTATCTAGTTTATCAAGAAATGCAAACGTATCATCGTCTATGAAAATGTACCAATCATAATTTAAAAATTCATCATTCATATTATAAATAAAATGAATATATTTCCAAGTAATATTTGTACTGTCGTCCATTGTATTCCAACCAAATTGTCTTCTCTCTACGTTTGCAACGGAAGTTAAATAATATATATCGTTTTTATTAACATATTTTAAAAAAGTTGTCATTTGGTAAGCAACGCGTGTATCTAAATATTTGTTGCATGTCGAAATAATATAACAAATTTTCATTTTATTATATTATTTTTATACTTTTATATAGTTTTTTTAATAGTAAGATTTTTTGCTCTTTGCTTAACGTTGATTTATTCAACATCTTCCATAGAGTCCATCTTTTTATTAGCAAAAGGACCTGAAACTAGAAGACTTTGACCATTATCAGTCTTACCAACAATAATATTTTCACCTTCAAATAACTCATTACAAATGTCGGCAGTTGAAATATTTTCTTGCTCTCTAAGTGCGAATTCTTGTGAATTGGCATTATTAATTCCAATAAGGTTGCCATTTTTGTCAACAGTTTGAGTAAGAACATTACCAGACTTTTCAGCCTTTTTAACGTTTTCTTCAATAGCATTAGTTCTAGCTTCCTTAATACGCTCTTTAAAAGCAGAATCCGCTCTAGCATCATTTTTATTCTTTTCACTCATCAATTGATTAAGTTCCTCTTCTTGATATTCAACACGACCGGTCTTGTAAGCATCAGGATCCATTGGCGCCCACATTCCAACAGGACAAATTTTAATATCATGAACAGGGTCAATTTCAATTAGCATTTTGCATCTAAGCTCCGCCTCTTCTTGAGTAGGATAACATCCACGAATTTTAATTCCTCTAACATTGGTTTGAAAGTTGTTGGCAATATCAAATTTTTTCTGAAGTTCTTCTTCATTGTTATCAACAAAAGTCTTGTAATCATCATCCATACTTGATTTATTAATATTTTCTTGTTCTTCCTTAACAAATTCCTTAAAATCATTCGAGAGATCGTCAAAAGACATATTGTATTTATAAGAAACAAAGTTTAGGAATTGAACAAACTTTTCCATTGATTTACTTAGTTCCCACTTCTTTAGGAATTCTTCAAAAAAGAACATTTCCTTTTGTTTTAAAATAGTTTCAGGAGAAATAAAAGAAACGCAAGCCCAATGTTGACCAGCAATAGG